ACTTACAATTTCTTTTGTGATTTTATATCTATCCGAAAGTTTTTTATCCTTACATAGACAAACAATTTCAGCCTCTAATGGATGAAGTCCCTCAAGAATATTAATGAACATCGTTTCACGACGAACACCACTCATACTATCATTACCACCCTTAATGAAGTGATAGAAGTTTTTAAACTCTCTACGAATTGTGGTATGTCCGTTCTTATCACTCGAACCCATAGAAAATGAATCCATTTCATGCATTCTGCGGACTTCTTCTGAGATTTTAGTGGTCAGAGTTCCATTTGATGATGCCTGATCCTCAAATCCAGAATAAGGAACCTCTCCTTCAGGAAGCATAGAAATTATACTTTCATCAAAGTTCCAAATTAATGTTGCCTTCAAAGAAACGTGCTCATACTTCTTCAAAACTTCAATCTTCTTTGCCTTACTTCTCTGTTTGGAAACAAGATCTAAAACTTCAAAAACAAATGGATTCTTTGGAAGTTCCAGTGATACTGCCTTAGTCGTTGTCGTTTTCTTCTTCGTTGCTGTCGTCATAGTTTTCAAAATTAAATGCGATTACTTCATCTGGAATTAGATTTCCTTGCTCATCAAACATTTCGGGATGATATCTTGGTGCCTCCCGATAGTTCATCATATATTCTCTTGCAGTCCAACCAATCATTAGTCCCACCATAAGAAATAAAACAATTAGAAATGAACCAAATACTAAACTAGTTGCTAACATTTTTCTTACTCCGGGAGATTACTTCTCTTTTTCTTGTACTAATAGAAAATTCGAAATAGATAGTTACTTCCCGTCTCAGAAAGCAGACCATCTTTTCAAAGATAATATGAAATGGTTGTGTCTGCTTTCTTTTTCCTCCATTAAGTAAAAATTCAATACCACGATTTCTGTGGTCTTCATTTTTATTTATGTTAAGACTTGATGACTTGATGTTCTCTGAGGAATTTGATTGTGTCAACACATCCTCCCAATTTTTTATTGTCACATACTACCTGTGGAAAGGTAGAACCTTTACCAAATTTAGCATAGAATTCCTCTCTTGTAAAGTCCTCTTCAAGTTTATAAGATACAAAATCTGTTCCGGTCAATTCCAATACTTGTTTAATCTTATAACAGTGAGGACAATTTTCTTTTGTGTATACAGTAAAGTTCATAAAAAAGAAAATAGGAGGTTTAAACTCCTATTAGTATAAAATATTTAAATTAAATTGTCAAATCAGAGTGCATTCAGTGCATTCTGTGCTTCGGTTGCTTTGGCATCTGCAGCAGTATTCTTAGTTGCTGCAGTGTCAGTATCACCACTCATTTCTGCCTCCATTGCTGCCTGACGAAGAACTGATTCTTCATCAAGAGGAGTTTTAACAGAATTAAATTGAGTTTCGGTCAGTTCAATAACCGCATTCTTGGAACCTACGGTGATCGTAGAAATCGCAGTGCTATCAGGAACTTCAGAAAGACATACGTCAACACCATCAGAGTCGTGCATCCAGATCTTTACCCCAAGACCGGCATAGTCTGACTCTGGGTGTGTCTGACCCACAACATTTGATGTGGTAAGCCATGACCCACCATTCTTCCAATAATGCTTTAGATATTTTGCCATTTTTTGTGAGATAACTTTCAAATATTTATATTATAGCACCATTGATAATCATCATGTCTAATTTAGAATTTTTGTAAAACTCTTGTGCATCCTCTTCGGTTTCTAATATAGGTTGTCCGTTCCCATTTAAACTTGTATTCAGTAGAACAGGAACACCAGTTAGTTCTCCAAATGCTTTGATAATATTATAGTAGTGCTTATTAGATTTCTCTGTGACTGTCTGAAATCTGGCAGACCCATCAACATGAGTTATGGCTGGAACTTTTTCTGGTTGCTTCACCTGTGCGGTATAAAGCATATAAGGACTAGGTATAGGAAAGTCAAACCAATCTTGATAGCATTCTTCTAATACAACAGGAGCAAAAGGACGGAACCATTCTCTATTCTTCACAACATGATTGATGAGATCACGATTATGAAAGTTTCTTGGGTCTGCAAGAATAGAACGATTACCTAGTGCTCTTGGACCAAACTCTGATTTGCCCTGAAACCAACCAATGATTTTACCATCGGCAATTTGTCTTGCTATGTGATTATAGTCCGGTGTCTGACTTGGATAATCTCTTCCGGTATAACAGATGTCTTGTGGTTCGTAATCATACCTTGCCTCTCCAAGAATATGATGAGACACATAAAGTGCAGAACCAACTGCTGTTCCATCATCACCACATGCCGGAAAGTGATGAAACTGTTTAAATTTAGATTTTCTTACGACCTCTGAGTTAGCATTACAATTTAAAAATGATCCTCCGGAGAGACAAAGGTTATTAGAGTTCTGATCTATATCATTTAAGACACTCAATACTTTATTCTCAAACAAATTCTGAACGGATGCTGCCACATTCATCTTATGTTTGATATCATCAGTATAAGATTGATAATCAAAATCAAATGGTGTCCCATATGATGAGAGACCCATTGTTGTTCCTGCCTTATGAAGTGCAGGTCCGAGTCCTAACTTCTCTGTTACTTCACCATATAATACTCCGACCATTTCTCCGGGACAATATTCGGCAAAAAGTTTCTTCCCCTTACCATATGCCACCAGAGAATTTGCTTCTATCTTTCCCATACTACAATCCATACTGAAACAATGTGCCTCATTAAATGGACTAGTATAATATGCAGAGGCACAGTGTGCCAGATGATGAGAAATAATATAACACTTAATCTCTCTACCCTGAATAATAAAATTATCTACAAGATATTCATTACCAAAAAATTCTTGCTTAAAATCATTGGTGGCAACACAATCAATATCATCAACTGTTAAACCACAAGAGTCCAAAGCATAATTTATAATCTCGTCTGTAAATCCTTGTTGCTTTTTAATACCAGTAATTCTTTCTGTTCCAATGGCAAACTCTAACTTACCATTCTTAACAAGGCAGACGGATCCATCATGTCCGAATTGCACTCCCAAAATGTTTGCCATAATTTAAATTACTTTAACTCCATACTCTTGAGATAACTGATTATTAATTTCGTCCATACTTGGTTGACCTTTTACCGTAGCCCAACACACTATACTATATCTTTTTCCTCTTGTCACTGGTTCTACTCCGTGCATATAATAATGACTGGAAGGGAAGCAAACCATCATACCAGGTTCAGGTCTTACACGAATATGATGTTCTGGGAAAATAAAATCTCCACCCTCAAAATCATCATTGAGATAAAAGACCATAGAAATATCTCTATCCGTAGATTTCTTCCAAATCTTTTCACCTCTTGGTGTGACCCAGATACTCTGCCCATCAATATGAGGTTTATAGTGTCCACCAATACCATAAGATAGAACCTGTGGGACTTCACTACTGGTTACCTCAATACCATAGAAAGGATTGATAACTTCTTTTACGGCATGATGAAGAAGTTCCGTAATCTTGGGATACAAATTTCCCATAGGAACAATTTGTGTGTCTCTTGTCTTCTTATCAACCTGCCATGATGTCTCACCTGTTCTATTCGTTGTCTCTGAATCAAAAACAGATAAATCTTCTGCGGGTGAAGATTTGATATGATTTACTAATTCTTGAAGTCCTTCTGAATTGATAATATTAGGACGAATGAGAATATATGATAATGGATTTTCAATCATAATATATGGTATTTAAGGTATTTATAGACCGTTGGCAACAGGACTGCAAGCAGTATTGCCGTATTCTACATTAGTTAATGGTCCTTTAGGTGATGCTGTTTCTGTGTCGTTAGAGTAATCTATACGGTCTACTAATGATGTTGCAGCAGGAGCAACACCTCCAGCAAAGTATCCGAAAGAACTATTACCTGTTGCCGCTAAGTTATATCTAGCAACACTTAATGGTCCTTTTGCTACTGCCGTTGCGGTGTCATTAGAATAATCAATACGGTCTACTGATGATTTTGCAGCAGGAGTATAACCACCACCAAAGTAACCGAATGAAGCATTACCTGTTGCCGCTAAGTAATATCTAGCAAAACTTAATGGTCCTTTTTCTACTGCCGTTGCGGTGTCATTAGAATAATCAACACGATCTACTATTGACTTTGTAGGATAACCACCACCAAAGTAACCAAAGGAAGCATTACCTGTTGCTGCTAAGTGCCTTCTGGCAAGACTTAATGGTCCTTTTTCTGCTGCAGTTGCGGTGTCATTGGAATAATCAATACGATCTACTGTTGATTTTGGACCAGGCACACCTCCAGCAAAGTAACCGAAGGAACTATTACCTGTTGCTACTAAGTACTGCCTAGCAACACTTAATGGTCCTTTAGAAAGTGCAATTTGATAATCCGTTGCGTAATCAATACGGTCTACTGTTGATACTGTACTAGGAGTATAACCACCACCGAAGTATCCAAAGGAAGCATTACCTGTTGCTGCTATGTAAGCGACAAACTTGTTCAGTGATGCTCTCCAGGATGCGGTTACAGTATCATTAGAGTAATCTATACGATCAACGTCAAATGTTCCTCCAGGGTATGGAGGGTTAACACCACCACCAAAATAACCACTTGTAGGAACTGGTGCTCCTGGTGCTGCTGGAACTGGAACTGGAGTTAATCCAATACCATTTGCAACTGGACTACAAGCAGCATGAAGTCCTCTTGCAATATTCAGTGGACCTTTGGTAACTGTATTTGCTGTATCATTTGAATAATCCAAACGATCTACTGTTGATATTATAGGTGAATACTTACCACTCCAATATCCAAATGATGCACTACCAGTTGCTGCACTATAAGATAAAAATGCGGGAGAAAGATTAGATCTTGTTTGTGCCCAGATCATGTCACTTGCATAATCAAGTCTTTCTATTGACGTGGAATATGATGCAGAACCACCACCAAACCATCCATAATCTTTATTTCCTGTTGCAGAATATTTAAACTTGAGATTTTGGAATGCAGATTTTTGAGATGCTGTTGCGGTATCATTAGAGTAATCAATCTTATCAATCCAACGATACCCTGACGGATAACCAGAAGGAACACCACTACCAAAATATCCAAAGGAAGCATTACCTGTTGCTCCTGAAGCATACTTGGCAGTACTTAATGGTCCTTTTGGTGATGCTGTTGCGGTATCATTAGAGTAATCAATACGGTCTACTGTTGAATATGCAGGAAAACCACCACCAAAATAACCAAAGGAACTATTACCTGTTGCTGCCAATTCCCTTCTAGCGACTGTCAGTGGTCCTTTTGTGAGACCAGATACATCATTACTTGAATAATCAATACGGTCCACTGTTGATACTGTAACCCCACCACCAAAGTAACCAAAGGAAGCATTACCTGTTGCTGCTAAGTACCACCGTCCTGTTGGCAGGAATGAATCAAATGATGCCGTTGTAGTATCATTTGCATAATCAATTCTTTCAATACTTTGGTGTCCTTTAGTACTATAACCACCACCAAAATAACCACTTGTGGGTGGTGGTGTTGCTGGTGCTGGTGATGGTGTATAAGAAGAATAATCTAATAGATTGATAATAGAAGTATTTGCTGCCAGATAATATCTAGCAACAGTCAATGGTCCTTTTTCTACTGCTGTTGCGGTGTCATTAGAATAATCAATACGGTCTACTGATGATTTTGCAGCAGGAGTAAAACCACCACCAAAGTAACCGTGAGTTGTGTTTCCTGTTGCTCCTGGACCTTGTCTATTAATCGTTAATGGTCCTTTTGTTGATAAGAATACAGTATCATTTGCATAATCTAAACGATCTACTGTTGATATTCTAGTAGGATTATAACCACCACCGTAATAACCATAATCTTTATTACCTGTTGCTGTAAATAATCCTCTTGCAGAAGATAGTACAGTTCTTGCCGGTGCCGTTACGGTATCATTTGCGTAGTCAATACGATCTACAAGTTGATTAAATGACGGATTATAACCACCCGCCCAATATCCATAGTCTTTATTTCCTGTTGCGGCATTTCCTGAAGTAACAGAGGTAAGATTTCCTTTTGGTGATGCTGTTGCGGTATCATTGTTGTAATCAATACGGTCTACTGTAGTAAGTGATGGTAATCCTCCACCAAACCATCCATAATCATAATTGCCTGCAGCACTAAAGTATTGTCTAGAAGAATTTAATGGTCCTTTTGTTGAAAGATTGAGTCCTGGTGATGGTAATAATGAATCGGTGGAATAATCAAGTCTTTCTACTGATGAATTTCCTCCACCACCAAAGTATCCAAAGGAAGCATTTCCTGTTCCTGCACCACCAGTTCTTACTTGTAATAATGTTCCTCTTGGAGATGCTGTTACTGTATCGTTGGTGTAATCAATACGATCTATGACTGCTGTTCCACCAGTACCTCCAGCAAAGTATCCATAGAAAAATACTGGGAATCTTTGTTCTGTTGAGTTTGCTGGTGGTACTGTTGAATCAACTACTGATGAAAATCCATTTGCTCTTGCTGAGGTTGCTGCTAAACCCTGTCTAGCAGCACTTAATGGACCCTTTGGAGATGCTGTTGCTGTATCATTAGTATAATCAATACGTTGTACTGTTGATT